GGCCAAAGCGGAAGGCATCAGCCAGATCGGATTCACGCCGTATTACGGGCCAGATGTTGCCGCGTTTACGCCGTTTCAGCAGGCAGGGTTTCAGCAAACCGCTGACGTTGCTGGAGCGTTTGGCATGGCCACGCCGACATCTCAGCAAGACATCATGGGCGGCATGGGCGCGCCAACGCAATACGCAAACGGCGTGATGGGCTACAGCTCAGCGCCCTTGTATGAGCAGTCGCTTGCCGAGCTTGAGCGCAGACGACCAGCGCAGAAAGAGTATATCGACAGCTTCTTCATCGATCCCGTGACAGGTCAAGCCGGATCGCGTGTGCAACCCGCAATCGACTACAGCCAGTTTTTAACAGGCGCAGAAGAGCGTGAGCGTGGCCGACAAAACGAGTTGGCGATTGCTCAGGCAGAAGCTTCGGCGGGTCAATACACCGGCCCGATGACAATGTCACCGGACGCGTCGCCGTCTGATATGGACAACGCCATGCAGTTCCACGCGTCACGCATGGGCCGTGGATCTGATAACTGGCAGACCGCCGACGAGATGATGTTCCAGCAAGGAAAGATCAACGCGGCTGGCTTCCCGATTGACGCGCAGGGCAAAGTTATAAAAGCCGAAGGTTTTGGCGAAGTGGCTGGCGATATAGGAAACTTCCTGACGGGCGGCGGCTTTGTCGGTGCCGCTGGCGAGGCGCTTGGCATTCTGCCGTCAACCGATGATAGGATAATGGCGGCGGCGGGTATGTCTCCACGCGACCGCGATGACCCGATATTTAGCATTAAAGATGACGGCACAACCCCGCTGACTGCAATTAGTGGGGTGACGGGGAAAAGCTGGAAAGACCCAGACGGTAGCAGCGCCCCAACGGGCGGGCGGGCATCTAGCTCAAGTAGTACGTCACCCAGATCAAGCGGGCCAAAGCAATACAAGATGTCGGCTGACGGCAAAAGCGGCATAGCGATTTAGGAGAAGCATAATGGCAAGCCCAGTTATACCATTTATAGGATTTGGAGAGCCGCCATCCATGTCTGGTGGCGCGGTAAAGGGAACGAAAGGCCCGGGTGTCACCGGCACCCGCCCAGCCAAAGAGCTTGCCACCCCAGCCGGCGGGAAAGGCGGCATGGGCGGCCAGCCAGCGGTTCAGTTCCCCACTCAAGGCAAATACGCGCCGCTCGCCCCGCAAGGCGGCTTTAACGTAAACCAAGCAGCGGCTGGCGCATTGCAGCAGGCAATGGGTGCAACGCAGCAGGGTCTAGGCTTCACGCCGATGGGCATCACACCTCAGTCGTACCGCCCAACGATGCAAGGCGTATCGGGTACGCAAACCGCGTATGGCTACAATCCAGCGCAGCAACGCCTGCAGGGAATGCAAACCGGCTTTGGCTATGACCCCACAGGCCAGCGTGTCATGGGAACGCAACGCGCTGTTTCATACGACCCGACACGAGCGAGAGTTGCCGGCACGCAGACAGCGCAAGGATATGACCCGTCTCAGCAGAGGAACATGGGAACGCAACGCGCTGTTTCGTATGACCCAGCGCAGGCGCAAGCTCAGCAGCTCGCAACCACAGACATCTCGCAGTATCAGAACCCGTATCAGCAGCAAGTGATTGACATGGCGATGCGCGACATTGGCTCAGCGCAGGAAACGGCGTTAGCTAAGCAGGGCGCGCAAGCCACCGCCGCGAAGGCGTTTGGCGGCTCGCGTCAAGGCATTGCGGAAGCGGAAACGCGTTTGGGCTTTGGCGAGCAGGCGGCAGACGCTGCCACTAGGATGCGCCAGCAGGGCTTCCAGCAGGCTCAGCAGGCGGCGATGTTTGACGTTGGCCAACGCGCGTCCACTGAGGCGGCCAACGTTGCAGCTCAGCAGGCGGCTCAGCGTTTCGGCGCAGAAAGCCAGTATGGAGCGCAGGCGTCTAATATCGCGCGCCGGCAGCAAGTGGAGGCGGCAAACGTTGCAGCCCGTCAGGCGGCTGAGCGTTATGGCGCTGACTCACGTCAGGCTGTTGAAGCGGCAAACGTTGCGCGCCAGCAGCAAGTAGAGATGGCCAACGTTGCATCCCAGACAGCGGCGCAGCGATTTGGCGCAGAGAGCCAATACGGCGCGCAGGCGGCAAATATTGCCCAGCGCCAACGTGTTGAGGCGGCAAACGCGGCAGCGGAAACGGCAGCGGCTCAGTATGGCGCTGGATCTGCGCAGGCGGCGCAGGCAGCAAATATAGCCAGACAGCAGCAGATCGAAGCGGCCAACGTTGCAGCCCGCACCGGCGCAGCGCAGTATGGCGCAGGCGCACGCACAGCAGCGCAGCTTGGCAACATCAACCGCGCACAGCAAGTGCAGGCTGCCAATGCAGCGGCGCAGATGCAGGCGGCGCAGTTTGCGGCGCAGCAGCGGGCATCTGCTCAGTCGCAAAACTTGGCGGCTCAGCAGTCTGCGATGGGAACGCGTCTTGGAGCGGCATCGCAGCTCGCCGGACTTGGCCAGCAGGCATTCGGCACAGGGCAGGCGATCCAGCAGCAGCAGATGCAGCAGGGCCTCATGCAGCAAGGGTTGCAGCAGGCGCTCATCGATGCGGCGCGTCAGCAATATGCGGGCTACACCGGCGCACCGCTGCAGGCGCTCACAGCGCCATTGGCGGCGCTCGGTCAGACGCCAGATCAGTCAACGACGACTGAATCATTCACTCCGGGTCTGTATAATTACTTCCAGACGATAATGGGGATGCCGAGGAGGTAACACATGGACTACCGCCAAGCAGCCAGAGACGCAGCCAGCAGATACGGGATAGACCCCGACATGTTCCTGCGCCTCATACAGCAGGAGAGCAGCTTTAGGCCGGACGTCGTAAGCCCGAAGGGCGCTATCGGCCTCGGCCAGCTCATGCCTGCGACGGCCAAGGAGCTTGGCGTAGACCCGACAGATCCAATGCAAAACTTGGAAGGCGCTGCAAAGTATTTAAGCCAGCAGCTCAAGCGTTTTGGAGATCCGTCGCTTGCGCTGGCCGCGTATAACGCTGGGCCAACGCGTGTGGCTAAGCTTGGCAGGGTGCCAAACATTGCGGAAACGCAAAACTATGTGAAGACGATTTTAGGAGAAGGGCAAACCACGATGGCAACTCCAATGGATATGGCGCGCGAAGAAGAGCTGCGCTTGCAGATGCTGGCCAGCGGAACGGCCCCACAAGCAGCGCCACGCGCGCCACTGTCGGCGCTAATGCAGGATCGCCCGCAGGCAGCGGCAGCGCCGCAGCAGCGCAGAAGCGGCTTCGGCGGCATCATGGATTACCTTGGCACGCCAAGCCCGACAACCGGCCTGAGCAGAGCGGAGCAGTTTGCTGCGGCGCTCGATCCGCTCATCATGCCGCAGATGCGTTCTGGCGAGGCGATCAGAGCGCGCGGCGCGCAGCGGCAGGCGGCTGCAACGAAGAACAAGACGGTCGAGTATCTGCGCAGGATGGGCTACAACGATTATGCTGACGCCGTAGAAAGCGGGGCGATTGGCTCTAAAGAAATTATGAATGCGCTCATGTCTAAAAAAATGGGCGGCGCCGGTGCTGTGCGATCTACAAAGCAGTTTAGCAATGGGACGGTTGTGCAATCAACCGACACCGGCGTTGTGGTCTACAACCCGCAAGGTAAGGTTGTTACTGGTGATGAGGCCCAAAAAGTTATAAACGCTGCGAATGAATATGAACTGAGTTACGCACAGAGATTATCTGGCGGCAGAAAGCTTGGTGGCATTTCAGTTGAAGCGGCACAAGACGCCTTTGAAAAAATAAGCCTTGTTAATAACAGTATAACAAACATCGAAAGCGCCTTAGACGCCTTGGAGCAAGGCGCACAGTCCGGCATGATTTACAACATGATCCCGAATGTAACATTGGCATCTGGTCAGTTGGAAACTGCGATGAACAACATGGGGCTTGACGTCATATCATCAGTTACATTTGGAGCGCTGTCGGAGGGCGAGATGAGGCTTGCGATGGAAACTGCTGTGCCTAGAAACTTGCCTCCAGAAGAGCTTAAAAAATATTTGCAAAACAAGAAATCTGCGCAAATAAAAGCAAAAGCCGCGCTAACAAAAGCGGCAACGTATTTATCAAATCCAGCCAACAGCTTAAACACATGGCTACAAGAGCAAGCGTCTAGGCCAACGCCAAAAGTTGAGGATGGGCAAGTTAAGGTCTGGAACCAAAGCTTGAATAACGGCGCTGGAGGTTTTGAGTAATGGCAGACGTAAGGCTACCAAACGGCGTGATTTTACGCTTCCCAGACACGATGAGCGTGGAAGATCAGGAATCTGCGGTTCGCCAATACTTGGCGCAGCAAGAGCCAACAGCGCAGCCTCAGATGCAGGCAGAGCCAGAAAAAGGCATCGTCGGGCGCACTGTTGAGTGGTTTAAGGGCGGCCAGAGAGACGAAACAATACCGTTGGCCAACCAGTCAAATCTTGGGCTGCCTCCGGCAAAAGCAGCAGAGATGACAGCGCTGCTTGCTACTACTGCGAGCGATGATAGATTAAAATCTGGCGTTAAACGCATTTTGCCTGACGCTGAGTTTGACACCGATAAATTCGGCAATCTTGTGGTAATTGCGCCAGTATTTAAGGATGGCGAGCAGACGCAGCAATACACACGTTTTTACCCCAACCCGAAGGGTCTGGACGTAACCGACATAATGCAGGCTTCTGGAGCTGTTGCTGCTGCTACTGGCTTAGGTAAAGCGGCGCAGCTTTTGGGCGTTCCTGCGGGATATTTAACCGCTGGCGGGTTGGGAGCGACAGAGGCTGGGCTTGTAGAAGCTGCAAGCGCAAAATTGTCTGACGACAGATTTAAATTTAGCGATTTGATATATGGCGCCTTTGGCGGTGCTTTGGGTCAGGGGGCGGTTCAAATTGCAAACAGAGTGGCCAATATATTTCGCAGATCACCAGAGGCTGTTTTAGACCAATCTGGGAAACTGCGTCCATCCATTGCTAAGCAGATGCAAGAAGCTGGCTTAGATCCAGAGCAGGCTAGAGCAGAAATGGCGCAAGCTATGGCCGCTCAAGTTCGCGCTGGCGTTGATCCAGCAGAGGCCGGAAGACTTGCGGCGGCTGAAACTTTGCCTGTTCCGGTGCCTCTTACATCTGGCGCAGTAACTGGAGCGCCGTCGCAGCAACTATTCGAAGACATGGCGCGCAAAGGCTCTTACGGCCAAAAAGCTGAAGCCATGATGCAAGGTCGCCAGCAAGAGACATTGCAGGCGCTGCAAGAGAATATTCCCGCCATACAACAGAGAATTGCTGGCACAACGCCGGTTGTTGGCGCAGGCGAAGGTTTTGTCGCGCAGCGTCCTTCTGCTCAGACGGCAGCAGCGCCGCTTATCACGACCGGAGAAGGTGGAGCTGCAGCGCAGCAAGCCTTGCTCGCACAGCGTCAAGCCGCGCAAAGACAGGCTGGCGAGCTTTATGATGTTGCGCGCGCTTCTGGGCCTGCGTTTGTAGAACCTCAAGCTGCTGCACAACTTGCTGATGACTTGCGCGCGTCTGTCAGAGACTTCACGCCATCAGTGCGCCCCGTGACAACCAGCATCGCAGATGAGATTGACGATATTTTAGCGCAAGGTGGCGACATCAAGACGTTATTTCAAAAACGCGAGCAGCTAACAAACGCGGGGGCGTTTGGAACGCCAGAGCAAGCGGCTGCGTCCAAAATGAAGGCTGTTTTGGATCAACGTCTTTCCGATTTAGTTGAACAATCTTTAATCAGAGGCGATGAGACAGCTATAGCAAGTTGGAAACGCGCAATCGAAAACTATTCCGACTTTGCTAAAACATGGAAAAGCAAGGGCGGCATCCTAAACACGCTGACAGAGCAAACTGTGCGAGACGGTGAAATGGTCTTGAAGCAGCCGCCAGAAGCCGCCGCTGCGTATATTCTTGGCGCGTCAAACTCAAAACTTCTAAAGCCGTCAAACGTATCAAGAGACATTTTAACGCTTAAAAAGTTTTTGCCAGAAGTTGAGTGGAACCAACTGCGTCAAGAAGCATTTATAAATTTGGCGCAAAAGGCTCAGGCGACGCGTGCAGGAGAAGATGTATTTTCTGGGGTAAACTTTTTGAAATCTTGGAAAGATATGTCAAATAAAAACCCAGAAGCTATAAAAGCGCTGTTTACGCCGGAAGAGCGAAAATTGATAAACCAGTTTGCTACGGTTGCGGCGCGAGCTACTGGCGGCGCAGTAAACGCATCAAACAGTGCAGCGGCTGCTGCTGGTTTGCTGCAAAAACTTGCAGCGGCTTTTGGGGCCACAAATGCAGCTTACTTCTTGTCAAACATACCAATCGCCAAAGCGTTTACTGAAGCGCGTGGCGCAACAATGGCTTACGGCGCAGGGCGAGCAGCTCCAACACCGCGCAGAGCTGCCCCTATTGCTGGCGCTGGCGGCGTGCTATTATCTAGCGAAGAAGCTAAGACACCGATTGAGCGTCAAATTGAGCGCACAACAGGGTTTCGGCCAAGCGGGTTTTAAGTAAGGACATAAAAATGCAACCACAGCCAAAAGATCGTCGTGAAATCGAAAGCATCGTGCAGAACGCGATCAGCGAGGCCGTTGACTTCGTTGAGAGCGAGATCAGCGAAGACCGCATCAAGGCGCAGCGCTACTACGACGGCGAGGTTGATATTGGCCACGAAGACGGGCGCAGCAAGGTTGTGGCCACAAAGGTACGCGATACCGTACGCTCTGTGAAGCCAAGCCTGATGCGCATTTTCATGTCTACCGCGAGGCCGGTAGAGTTTATCCCGAAGGGGCCAGAAGACGTTGCATTGGCCGAGCAGGCCACCAGCTACATACAGCACGAGTTTACGCGTCTAAACGGCTACCGCGTGCTAAACGACGCCTTCCAAGACGCCATGGTCAAGAAGCAGGGCATCGTGAAGGCGTATTGGCACGACTACCCCGTGGCCGAGATATACACCTACACCGACCTGTCTGATGATGAATACACGTTCCTGATCCAAGAAGATGACGTGGAGGTGATCGAGCATACGATGGAAATGTCCATCGAGATGGACGAGATGGGCATGGACGTCGAGCTTCCTGTCCATTCGGTCAAGATTAGTCGCACGGAGATGAAGGGCGAGCTGCGCATAGAAAGCATCCCGCCGGAAGAGTTTTTCGTAAACCGCGACTGCCGGTCATTTGATGACGCATATGTCGTGGCGCACCGCACAGACATGCGCGTCGGCGATCTGGTCGAGATGGGCTTCGACTTCGAGGTCATCTCCAACCTGACGCCATTTGACGGCACAAACGACATGTCTGGCGCAGAGGTGCTTGAGCGCCAAGGCTACGAGGAAGACTTGTCAGACGAAGACGAGCTAGACCCATCCATGAAGCTTGTGGGCATCACAGAAGCCTACATGCGCATGGATGTGGACGGAACCGGCGTGCCGGTGCTGCACAAGTTTCTCTGCGGCGGCACAGCATATGAGCTGCTAGACTTCATGCCGTGCGACGAGATCCCGTTTGCCAAGTTTGAGATCGACCCAGAGCCACATAGCTGGTACGGACACAGCCTGTCTGAGCTTGTGGAAAACGATCAGGACGCCGCGACGTCTATTCTGCGTGGCATCTTGGATAACGTGGCGATGACCAACAATCCGCGGATTGGTATCGTAGACGGCGCAGTAAATATCGACGACGTGCTAAATAACGAGATTGGCTCACTTGTGCGGATGCGCCAAGCCGGATCTGTGCAGGATCTGAGTGTGCCATTTGTCGCCGGTCAGACGCTATCTGCGTTGGCATACATGGATCAGCTTACAGAGCAGAAGACGGGTGTCACAAGCGCCTCTGTGGGGCTGAATCCTGACGCATTGCAGTCTACCACCAAGGCAGCCGTTCAGGCGTCTGTGCAGGCCGCTGCGGGCCAGACAGAGGTGATGGTGCGCAACTTGGCTGACGGCCTGCGTGACTTGTTTGGCGTCATGCTGCGCCTGATGAACAAGAACATGGACGAAGAGGTTATGATGCGGATGAACGGGCAATATATCCCCGTCGATCCGCGTGTCTGGGATACGTCGATGGACATCAGCATCAACGTCGGGCTTGGCACTGGCCGCGAAGAAGAAAAGCAGATGGCATTGAACCAAGCACTGCAGATGCAGCAGATGGTTTACCAGCAATATGGCCCGATGAATGGCTTGGTATCGCTGACCAACATCCGCAACACACTGGCAGACAGTCTGGCGCTGTCAGGTGTACGCAATGCCGACCGCTATTTCGCGCCGATTACGCCGGAAATCGAGATGCAGATGCTGCAGATGCAGCAGCAACAGCAGGCTATGATGGC